ACCCCACCTCCCTACCAATCTCAAAACAATTAGTAGTTCGCTACAGAGTGGATTACGCCACACTGTCCAATTCCACGGTACTCCATCTCGCCGAAGAGACAGCAATCCACGATGTATTGGAATCCGGTAGTCGCACGAACTTCGAAGTACTCTTTTCCGTCTGGAGACATTCTCTTACGGAATCCACCGCGAGTACGGAACTTCATGGCTTTCATGTCAAGGAAATAGATTACGTCATTTTCCATTTCTTGAACGCCTACGATGCTTAACTCGCCTTTAACCGTAACGACCGTGATTTCTGTCCATCCGTAGACTGAAGTTTTCGGTTGCTTAGTTACGTTGAACGCGCCTTTTGAAACTTCAAGTAATTTGAAGATTGAGCCAAGGTGCTTGTAACTTAGAACAACTTGAGAAGCGTTTCCTTTTGCTAATCTTCGGATGGTTGTGTACGCATCGAATATAGTAGTAAGGATGTTTCCGGAGGTTATAGAGGCCCCAGAAATTTGAATCGCTTGAAGTGCTGGGTAAGTCAACTTCGTCTGTCCGTGGATAGTAGCAGAACCGCCGTTAGCGGCGCTTAAGAGAGCCTCCCTTAAAGATACGAAAGTCCCGTTAGCCTGAACACCTGGGTGGTAGATTTTAACTGCCTGTGCAGTCGTGTATGCAGACACATCAAGTACCGCACCACCGCGAGTAGCGGAGACAGTGGCAGTGCTCGCATTCATGTCAACAGACAAAACATAGCAAGAAAGAGCTACGGAGTCGTTATCGTCGATTTCGATCTTTTGTCCAATTTGAAATCTTTCAGGGTGGCCTACTCCGATAACACCGCCGACAGTACCGTTAGCGGTGAATGTGTCGAAGTTAGCGCCGTTTAGAAGTTGTTGTGAAACTACTTCTTTGAAAGTTGACTGGAACGCTTCGACTTCGTCAGGAAGAATTTTAAGGAAAGTAGCTTCCCTCATTTTTCCTTCATGGTCGAGAAGGTCTCTGTGGTTGAAGATCAAAGACCCCCAAACTTCCTTGTATGCAGTAATAGTACCGCGTACAGGCTTAGATTGAGAGATATCAGATGCCCCGGCTAATTGGCCGAATTCGACGGAAGAAGCACGACCACCCATGAAAGGGACAGGAATTGTTCCACCCTTCCAACTATCGTCTTTTTCTACATTTGTAAGGAACCAGTCACGCTTAATGGTTTCTTCGAAGAACATTTCGTTCGGAAGATATTCATTAAGCATGGTTTGAAAGTCTGTATTCGCAGTAGTCATTGTAAATTACTCCTCTTGGTAAGACCTCGCTAATTTGCGTAGGTCGTCTAGTGATTTAACTTTTTGTTTAATTGGGGAAGTCCCAGTACCTTGAATGTTCGGAATAGTCGCTTTGTTTGAAGGAGTCACAATGTTTCGGTTTACTTGTCCGATAACGCCGAAAGAGGGGTTTATCGCCCGCATCTGTTTAAGAACTCCATCTACCGCCGCTTCTGCTGAGATGTCTTGACCACTTACAGACATGGCTTTACCGTAATTGATTACCGCATCTCTGAATGCCCCGGCATATCCCATGCCGCTGTCGTACTGCTGAACCGCTTGAGCTACATCTGGTCTAGACATAGTTCCCGCTAGTTCCATCTCTTTACGCTCTACTGCATATGAACTCTGTTGCTGAGTCCATTGCTCTCTCTCAGCTTCAAGCTGTTCTAGCCTACGCTGGGATTCGCGGTTTTGAGAATGAAGACGTTTCTGGTCTTCAGGCATCTCATTACGCATCATTAGGTGATGAGCCCATTTTAGCACAGTCTGTTCATTAATTCCAAGAGATTCTCCAAGGGTATCGTAATCTCCTATCTCTATAGCCTTTTGTGCTCTCCCCAAATGATTTGTGAGTTCTTTATAAGTAGGCTCGATTTCACTAAGTTTTGCGCGTAGTTGCTCTCTATCGCCTTTGACGCTTTCAAGACCATGAGACTTTTCATAGAGCTCTCTAATCTTTTTTTCTGTCTCGGCGTCTTTGATTACAGGAGTGAGGAAGTCGTCAAACGCTTTCTCTTGTCCCATAACTTTGAACTTCGTATTAGGTGTATAGGCTGGGGTCTCTAATACGGGAGGAGCTCCCGCGTCTGCCGTGCCTTCTGCGCTCTTTACAACTTCTGTGTTCTCTACTTCTACATTCTCTAAATCCATAAATCTCTCCTCGTTCCCCTGTCTGGGGGAGTTATGTTTTACTGCCTACCCAGCGACTTGCTGGGGCATAGGCTGTCCTTGCGGCGGCGCTTCTACCTCTCCTGGCATTCCTTGAATTTGCGCTAATTGCGCTTGGTTCATCTGCTCCATTTTATTTAGTGGCATTCCTTGTTGTTCGAGAGTCTTAAGAAGGAACTCTAGTGCCTGATAAGGTACTCGAACTCTCTTCGGCGCTTTATTTGGGTCTTCGCTAGGGGTGTACATGTCACAGGCGATCATAGCGCCTCCGACTGGGATGAATTCATTCTTCGCTGCCGCTGCCGCATCTTGTTCAGACTTAACTTTCTGTAAGTGGAAAGTCTCATAGTCGAAGTAGATTTGTTTGACGTTCTCAGGGAGAAGGCCGAAGTCTCTCTGTTTCATTCTTAACGCTAATTGAGATAAGATGTAGTCACTGTCATCTTTATCGCTTGTCATAGGTTCTTCGCCGCGCTCGATTGCGAGGAAGTCGTTTTTGACGTTTTTAGAGTTAATCATAAGGTCAGAGAATGTTTCTTCTGGGATACCGAAAGGCATATCAGACGCCATTTTCCCGATATCATCTCTAGACAACTGTTGACCCACATACTGTAGTAGATTCGTGTATGCTAACTGTTTTCCTAGTTTTGAGTCTGCGGTGTCCGTCTGTTCTTCAACCACACACGAATAACAGAGTGGGTCAGTGTCTCTAAACTCTTTAATGTTCACTGCTTCGCTTCTTCCCACCATATTTATCACTTCGTCGTCTTGTAGGTAGAATTTCGCTAGTTTTATGTAGGCTTCGCCTAAATCAACTAGAAACTCCCCGAATTTCTCTGAATAAGTGCTGAACTTCTGGCTAGTATTCATCGACTTATATAGGAGTGTATAGGGGTCTAAATTAGTCGTTTTTTCCTCTAAAACCGCATCTAAACCCACCGCCATGAACATTTCTTCGACTTTTGCGCGTATATAAGAGGCGAATTGCTCACCCGTACGACCTTCAATGATCGTTGGAGGCGTTCCTTGGTACTGTAAGCCCCGCACACCTGGCAAAAGAGAGCCTTGAGTCAACTTTGTACCCGCTTGGTAGAGTACTTTATCGTCTCCAACGGTGATTTGGTGCATAGCCTGTTGTGAAGCCGCCCTATTAATCTCTGCTTGGAAGGGGCGAGCTACTTTTAAGATCGAAGAAGCCCTAACTCGACTTGAAAACTCGTCAAAACCTGCCCATATTACTGGGAAGATACCGCCTGGGAGTTCTCCTTCCTCTAAAATGCCTTCAGAAGTGGTGATGTAGAAATATCCGTTAGGGTATTCGAGGCAAGGCTTGTAATAATACTCTAAGACTAAAGTATTTCCTTTTTCCTTACGATATCCCCCCATTTTCGAGTCAAAAACGATGAAATCGCCGCTAGAGTCTGTGATAAATTTGATTTTTTCGTCTTGTCCTTTATATTGACGCTTGAGCTCCTTGGTAGAGACGAGTTTTTCATACCCGACCCAACGGCAATCACGAATAGATGTGGCGTGTGGGTCTCGAAAGATGTTAAATGCGAACCATCTATCGAAACAAAACTCTCCACGTCGAACAGGCCTATTCTTGTCTTCAACTGGAACCCCCATTTCATCCGTAACCGGGTTTCCAATGTCGTCGATTAACGCTTCGAACCCTTTTATAGGCCCTTTATTGTTATCATAGCGAATAAGAACGGCGCATTCGGATACCCCGACAAAATCTTCCGCGACTTCCCGAAACAATCTCTTTAATTTAGAACGATTTTTCTCAAAATTCCATACCGCTTGATTAAGTTCCGCGTCTTTTTGATCTTGGAGTTCTAAAGGGTTTGCAGGTCTGAAAGACACACCAGGTGCTTGAGATAAAATAGATGAAACATACGTTTTAAATATAAGATGAAGGTAACTAAAGGTTATCCTCAATTTAGATTCTTCAACTTTACTATCCCTAGACCTCTCTAAACTCGCCCCTGATCTCTTACTATAATGTTCCCCTGACACTAACATAACATTAGTACGCATTTCCGCAGTCAACGCCCTGTCTTGACTCTTAGAATCCCTATAGAGTTCCTGAAGTTCTGTAATTTTTTTAGTTTCCATACCTGATTACCCCTAATGAATTGTTACTCTACGTCTTTAATTTGAGTTTCTTCATAACCTAAAGGGTCATCAATGAGTTTTTGAAACTCATCAAATTCTTCCATCATTTCGGTTTTTAAATCGAAAGATTTCATTTCTTTTTGGCTTAAAGTATCAGGCTTAATTTTACTCTCTTCCGCCTCTTGTTGGTAGATAGAATCGGGGTGTTGCGGAGGTTCTATATTGTCTTTTAAGACGTTGACGCTTGTGTCGTGAAAAGTTAATACTAGATCCCCTACAGAGACACTTTTAACCCCGTAAAGAACAGAAAGTTGCATGAGACGACCTATAGCCTCAATCTCTGTTCTCTTCTTAATAGAAGTCTCATAGGAATTAGGACGACCTTTAGGGTTTGCAACCTCCCCTTTCTTAAAAGATGTCGCAGTCGCCCTACTCTTATTGTACTTTTCATTTCTAGTTATTTCTTGTTCTGGAAACATACTACTCTCCATAGTGGGAATTGAGTTCATTGATATAGTCTTGTAAGTCGTTTTCTCCGTTTTCTTCTTCAAGTTCTCCCCTCCTTAACCTTATTTGCCATTCTGTAAATTGTTGTTCTGTCCAAGTACCGTCAGGGAGAGTAGAGATCTTTTTAGGGTCAGGGGCAGAAATGCCAGGATTGATCGCTTCCATATCCCAAGGTATTTGAAAGACGGTGTACCGTAGCGCATCCACTAAGTCGTCGACGAATTTCCTAGTAACCAACTTCGACCCTACAGGTACGGAGACGAGTTCAGTGATTAACTTCTGCGCGTCTTCTGCCTCTCTATCTATAGTGAGGGCTCCAGCAGAAAATAAGTCATTGACAGTTTTCTCCCCAGCGTCTCTTTTCTTATCTGCGGGAATAAATGGCTCACGCGAACGAGACGCGGTAATCGCAAATTCTCTAGACTGATAATCATAGCAAGCGGATACCGGGTTTCTCCCTAATGACGCTTTCATCTTCTGATATTGTCTTAGAATGTCTCCACTACTAGTTTCTACCCCGTCACTGCGCCAAAGGTTTATGACGCGTCCACGAGTCTTTTCAGGATTTACTAATATGAAAACAATCGCCGCCATAGACCTTTTAGACCCAGCGCCGCCACTTCCAATATCGACTCCCGCGTAAACATCCCAATAAGTATGAATAGGTTCTGCGGGTTTGACATTCCTATCTACAGTAAAGCCAAAATATTTAACGCCCTCATCCTTTACGAACCTCCCCCAAACCCTTTTAAGTTCTTCATTCTTAGTAGTACAAGCTCTTATCGCTTCATCCACCATCTCCATACTATAATGACCTGGGGAGCCGTCGTCGTACTTAAGACAATCGTAAAGTGATATCTGCCACTTCGCCGCGCCAACGAAAGCTTCTTCAGAAGTTCCTTGGCACTCCATAGCTCTAAACCATAATTGATATCCCCTGGTCGCAGTGAATACTTGATTAAAATACCCTTTAGTCGCTCGTAGTCTTACGAGTATTTCATCTGTAAGATCTTCCGGCATTTCTTCATCTGCGGTAATCATATGAACAGTAGCAGTCTGTAGATTTTCCGCCTTTTGCGAATATGTCTTAAAGTAAATTGAGCAACCACTATTGAAATGGATCGCTACAATCTCTCCATCCGACATCTCCTCTTTCCATCCATAGGTTTTAGAATTCTTCGCCGACCCACGCGGAAGATATTCCGGAACCCACTTAGTCTTAAATTCATTAGTCGCCACCGCATTAGAAGGATAGAAATACCAGAATTGAATCGGCACTGTCGACCATAGCTCAGGCCATAGTTTAGTGTTACCGGCCCATTCGATATTCTTTCTAATAGCGACTGTCGACTTCCCGATCTGATTTGCTGCGGTTAAGAGATTAATTTTATTTTTACTTTCAAAGAACTCTCTAGACCATTGATACCATTTCCCCTTGTGGGCATATAGGTGCGGTAACTCCTCTTTAATCTCTTTAATCCGAGTCTCTATCGCCGCTTTCTTAAATTCTGTTTCCGTCTTAGGGGAGGTCTTGAGAATATTTAAGTCTTTAGAGGAAGCGGCTGAAGCGCGCTCCCTCGCCGTATCAGATATTCGATTGATTCGGTCTCTAGAAGTCTCTCTCATAAAAGCACGTCATCGTCTTTAGGGGTGATAGTTCCTACAACCTCATCAAAATTCTTTGGCGCTTCAATTTCTAATTTATTCGAAAGAGCCTCTAATTTAGAGATATCATCAATACCCCTAATAGCTTCAAGATCACTAGGGGCGCTTACGTGTACGTTAAGATTTTTTTGCTCTACTTGCATCTTTTGAATGATGCCGCCTTTAACCCTCATATCCACCATTTCAAACGCTTTAAGTATAAGAGAAGCGGCTTTATGGTCGACATTCCCCTCTTCATCCTTTATAGGCAGAGACATAATCTCGCTCAGTCTCTCCGTACCCAGGTGCAGTATATAATTCATTGACTGCACATAAGATTTAGGAGGCGTTAATACCCATAAAAGTTTTTTGTCATTGCAAGCATAAATTTTCTCCCAAGTGTTATTATTGCAAATACCACTAAGAATAGACTCAAGCCGCATACGCCTCTTATAAGTTCCCGCGGTTACAAGATTGTACTCATCCCAAAAGCTTAGGCGAAGTCTCTCGTCTCTTTCGTCTGGTTTAAGGTACTTCCTTAACCAATCTTCGGACGCCACTGCTATTTCAGGGAGGGACTCCCGTACTCTCATTATAAGAGGCACTACTTTTAACGGAGCTACATTAAGTAAAGAGGATTCTTGATGCGGATTAAGCACAGAAGCCTCGACGACTTCTATCGCGTCTTGGGAGTAGGTCATTTCTTTAACCTTTTTGAGATGTATGACAATACCGTAACACTAAGGAGTCGAAAGTGTCAATGAAGGGTGCTGGAGGTCTAGGTCGGTTCGGAAGCCTACATGAGGTTTTTTTAGGTAATGGAGTTATGGCTATTAAATAGGCTAAGGAGGTCTAAAGGGGTCTCTGTAGATTAAAGAGGCAGTGGAGGTCGCTTTAGATTTTTTTAAAATTTTGAAGGCGCTTGAGTTATGGCTATTAAATAGGCTAAGGAGGTCTAAAGGGGTCTATGTAGATTAAAGAGGCAGTGGAGGTCGCTTTAGATTTTTTTTAAAAAAAATTTTTTGAAGGCGCTTGCACTGAAATTTCAAATATTCCAAACCCCCCACCCCCCCGTAAAAATAAAGAGATAAAAATGCGTTTGATCAGCCAGCCAGTCAACTTTCTAAGTCCCTGTTTTCCTTACGCTTTTCCAGGAATGTAGCTCTATAGCCTCTTTAACCCTCATTGATTCCATTACTCCATAGTTGGAAAAGAGAGGGGATTACGGGGGCTTGGGAGATGTTGGAGGTTTTGAAGATTGCAATCGGCTGGGTTAGCTGCTTAACTTTTAACTTCTAACTTCTAACTTCTAACTTTTAATGTTTAATGTTTACTAAACCGCTCAAGATTAAAAAGGTTGTTTCACTGCCAGAACCTACTTTGCCTTACCTATCTCTATAATCTCTATAGCCCTCTGATATGTTCCACGTGGAACATTCTCTATAATCTCTATAGCCCTCTGATATGTTCCACGTGGAACATTCTCTAAAGCCTTCCTAGTATCCCTAATTACCTTAGCCTAAAACTCCCCTACAGAACCTAAAGAGACCTGATAAGGCTTAGTATCAGTATCTGATACCCGCTAGTATCAGATACTGATACCTTAATAACCTGCGGTAGCTTGCCAATGCCCTGCCGTAATTACTGCCAGCGGTTTACTAGTATTTATCGCCTTTTTAGACCTTGATAAGTATTAGTAATTACGGGGATTTTAGACATTCTAAAACAATGTTTATTTTTTCATTGACAAGATATTTTTGAAGTGTAAAATCCAAAACACAAAAGAGGGGTTAATCGTTAATCCCTTCCAAGAAAAAGGCAACGCGCCGCAGGTTATTAGGAGAAAGAAATATGATTTTCGGGTGGATAGTAATTGTAATTGCGATGATATCTGTAACGGCACTAATGGTCGACTTACTCTTATGGGATAGCCGACCGGATGAGTTAAAGCTTGATAGGTGGGAGCGCCTAGCTAATCAGGTTGAGATTGAGGCGTACGAATACGCCCAACGGAAAAAAGAGATGGCGTATAGAACGGTATACTACACGGCATAGGGGGCAATAAAACATTAATAGGAGGTACAAAGTTATGAGTATTAAGAAAGTTAAGCCATTTGTAGAATCATTAATTGGTATTGCAAAGAAACATGAAGGGCCTTCAAACTATAGTAGATATATTATGGTTAAAGACGGCCAAGCTGTTTTCACCAATGGATTTATATTAATAAAAGGCCCTTGCAATCAATTACTGTCTAACGGGCTATATGATGGAAAAACATTTATGCCGGTGGCGGCGAGTAGTGATAGTTACCCTAAAACAGAAGGATTCTTTAAGACCAACACCGGCGACACTGTTGAAATTTTGCCTAATGTTATAGAAGTAGCAAAGTTAATTAAGCCAGAAAGCTTAAGAGCCCTTCCAGCGATATCATCCCAAGGCCAATTAATACTAAAGGGTCAATCATATAAAGACGCGGTAAGACTCGAATACGCTAATATCGCTGTCTCTTTAGGCTTAGGTATCTGCATGCTTAAAAATGGCGGTATGTACGAATTCACCAATGAAAACAGAACAATAATACTAATAACCCCATCGATGGGGGAGGGCTATAATGATTAAATTATCAAAATACTGGCGAAAAATTAAATTTGTTGACGACTCCAGCGACTATGAAGAAGTTGGACACGGGGAGGACTATGAGGATCAAATTTACACTATCCAAGAAGCGATAGAGGAGCTATGGCGGTGTTCAAGCCCTACCGATAGCAGCGATTGGCCAGATACTTATGAACTGACCGCCGAGCGTAGCCTTGACGGCACTATTAGGACTAATCACATATACATTGACGGCACTAGGAGTCAATTAACTGAAATACTAAAGGGGTTAAGATGCTAGTGGAGATAACAGATACCTTTGGTGGGGAAACTAATTACTGCTGGGTCCATAGATATGAGATCGAATCAGATTGGGATAATAATCGCAAGCTTTTACGCGACATAAGAAAGATTGCTGATATTAATAAAGGCGTCAAGCTTGACCTAGTAGTGGATAGTGGGCAGTTAAAGCGATGGGATTTTAGAGGCTCGGCGATATGTTTAATGGTTAGCTGGTAATTAACTTAAAAGGATGAAATTATGGAAGAAGTGGGAATAGTCATGAAAGCGAATACATATCTAACTAAAGCGATTGAGCAGTTTTATCTTGAGTATTTTAATTCCTCAAGGGAATTAAGCTATATCGCCGAGAGACATTTATTGCCTATTGAGGTGGCGGAAACATTAATCGAATACGGGCGCAAAATTAATCATGGGGAGTTAATCGAGCTATGAGCAATCTAGATCAGTCCAACATATGGGATTTAGCAACTTTAAACCAGAAAATAGCCCTAAAAAACCTGGAAGCGAGCCAATATGAGAGTGTTATTTCGCAGGTAATCGATGAGAGCGGGGAAGATTTTGAAAAGATCCCCGAGAAATTAAGAGAGGCATTAGGAGTATGAAGCTATTATTAGCGTCTTTGTTTCTGGTATCTTGTAGCTACTTTGATTCGCCGTATGAGAAAGCGCAAAAACCTATTGATCTATGCCAACCCTATCGGCGCACTATTTTGCGATTAGAGGACAAGATATCCCTGTTAGAGAGCAAGATAACGTACTTAAAAGACGAAGTAGATACTTTAGAGAGCAATCAATATTGACTTAATGGCTAGGGCATCCTAGCCTTTTAAATTTTAAGGGCCTCTATTATGAAAAAACTGGTAGCAAGTGCGCCATCTCTCGAGACATTAGTCTCGATATGCCAGCGGTATTTTTACTCTAAAAGCATTTATATCTCTCAAGGATGGGGAAAATTAACGGGTTTTATACTGAACTAAGGAAAGGTCGCTATAGGCTAATCAGCACAAGCAATCACTAGCAATCACTAGCCAGTATTTTATTGACAAAGCAATAGGACTACTGCGAAGGTCTAGCCGTTAGTAGCCTGCCAAGCGCTACTAAAAGCTTAACTCTTTTAGTGCCTTAACACGTTGAGCAGGCCGATACGCTTATTGATAATGAATCTCAATATCATTGACTGGCTAGCCAGTATAAAAAGTAATCATGTCGATAAACTGAAGAAAAATACCCCTAAAACCGAAAATATTTTAGACCCGAAAGTGGTTTATTTTGGAGGGGGGTTTTAGAATTGAGACAATTTTCAAAATCTCTTTTCTGCCTGAGATCTCTAAAACCGGCAGTGCAGCTCCATCCGAAATTACATCTCAGCAGCAGGGATTTTCTCCGACCCCCTGTTTTAAAACCTTATTCGAAGTCTCTACGAATCACCCTACAAGTGTAAACGGCGATTGCAATTATTGTCGCCATGAGAACTATTAAACATACTGCGAATTTCACCATTGACACCACCCCTATAAATGTTTATTTATTTATACTGTAAACAATTACAGAATTCAAGGAGTAAAGTTAGATGGATAAGGTTACAGTGAACGGCGTGGATTATTTTAAGCAAGAAACCGGCGATATCAAGATTGTAATCCTTCAAAGAGGTTGGGTTATGGTTGGAAGGCTTAGCAGGGTAGGAAATGACTGCACTTTAAAGGATGCCTCAGTTGTTAGAGTTTGGGGAACCACTAAAGGACTAGGTGAAATAGCTCTAGGCGGGCCTACTTCGTCAACTAAATTAGACAAGGCTGGCACAGTTCAATTCGATTACTTAACTACTGTGGCAACAATTTCATGTGAGGCGTCAAAATGGGAAAAATCGCTGTAAACTTTGAAGAATCTCAGGTCTCCTATGGCTCTGGCTCTGGTTATGGCTATGGCTCTGGCTCTGGTTATGGTTACGGCTCTGGCTATGGATATGGCTCTAGCTATGGCTCTGGCTATGGATATGGTTCTATCTCTGGCGATGGCGAAGGCGATGGCTATGGCTACGGCTATGGCGATGGCGATGGCGATGGCTATGGCTATGGCGATGGCTATGGCTATGGTTCTGGCTATGGCTACGGCGATGGCTATGGCTATGGCGATGGCGAGGGCGAGGGCTACTAAAAATAATTTATTCAAGGAGAATTATGTACGGCATGAGCGAAAGAAATCCTGAGACTCGGAGTCTCAAAGAAATTCAAGCGGGGAACATCCGAATACTGCTAACGAGAGTGTCGAAGGCGAGGATTGCAAGCGATCTAAATCTTCAAAACACCCAGACCCTTGACCAATGGATGAGCCGAAGTCAAGTCCCAACTAAATACCATGCAACGATTGAGGAGCTTTTGAAAAAGTATGGAACACCAAACACCTAATAAATTCTGGGTAGCCCTATACGATGGCAACCCCGAAAGAGGCGGGAAAGAACTTGACTACCCTGGCTACGCTAGAGAGCCTGCTGGGAAGTTTGCGATCAATTCAAATGATTGCGTTATGAATGTTTCAAATGTTCTCTTTAACCCCCCAATTGAAGAACCCATAAAACCTATGTGCCCTAGGTACGTCGGGTTAGTCATAAGTGCTGAAGGGGCGTCTCCGCTGATTGCGTACAGTAGGCTAGATAGAGAGTTTGTGATGGAGAGAGGTTTTGTGCTTAGGCTGGCCCCAGAATCCCTAAAGTTCTGCCTAGATGGTGAGCCTTGGATACCTAAACAACTTGATAAACTTAAAAACTTTTTAAGCCTTCTAGGGAGTAAGTATGGCAACCCCTAAATACACTAGAGCCATTGTAGAAGCTGCACTTAAGAAACACGACACGAGAGTAGCGGTAGCGAACTCTCTAGGCTGTAGCAACACATATGTGAATACACTGTTAGAGATTTACAGAGACCTTAAGCCTCTTGCGAAGTGGAAAGACATTAAAGTCAAAAAAGATAAGATATGGGGGAGGTACTAAATCTTCATAACCGTCTTACGCTTCACCTTCTTAAACTCCACAGGCGTTACCGCACCTTTAGGTAGTACAGGCTCCCCAACCCTACGCAAGCTCCAGGCGTATTTAGCGATGAAATAAGCGTCACATACGCCTTGGTGCATAGATTTTTTTAGAGTCATAGTCTTTTCTAATCCCTCTGCCACTATCGCACGTCTGATTCTATCCTTTGGCCCGTCGAAGGAACCGTCATCAGGGATAATCTTCTGCCATGTCTGAGGCGTTACAAGGTTCAAGTTGTACCCTAGACCATAAACTACACCGACGATAGCGCCGTAAGACCTCCCGAAGTTAAACATAGATGAGACTCCTTGCCCTGGCATAGCGCCTACTTGTTCAAGCATAATGGTGTCTATAGGGTCGAGGGAGTCTAAGACATCTTTAATGACCTTAAGAGAATTGCGGTTGTCGAACGGCTCAAGACGAAAGATAGCGCCGTCTTCGTCTAATGCGACTATGCCGCCGGTTAAGCCAGGGTCGATTCCAATAAAAATGGCACACCTCTACGTTTTTGTAGAGTGTACCAGAAAAATTGTAGAGGTGTCACTTTTTCAAATCAGCAATTATGCCTGCTAAAGCGACAAGCTTTTCTTTAAGTTCGTATGCCTCATCTTGGCGCTTGAGGAGATTGTGGTAGTTCCTATTATTCTCTTCTTTAAGCTCTTTGTACTTTCTTTCAACTCTCTCGTAATCGCTGTAATCGACCCACTCGCCCTCCTCGTCTAAGACAGGGTAAACATTCGGTGGATTACCCGCGCCGTTAGAGTCGACTGACATTCTCCACCTAGAGACTTTTCCGTTAATCATTTAAGGCACTCCGGTTTAATTTTAGACAATACTTCTTCCATCACCCAATGCTCGCGCTCGGTGTACTTTTGGGCTGGCTTAGAGTTAGGTAAGGTAAATTTAACCCAAAGCCATACGCCTAGAGGCATTATAAGCATGAAAGCTATCGCGGCTAATTGGACTTTATCGCTGGTTTCTCTTGACTCCCATTTCACCCCAAACCCCTAATAGTT